GTTCAAATGGATCGGAATATGATAAAACACATAACAAGGCCGGATGTTGATAATCTTGCTTATATAGTTACTAACGCTATGAAAGGAATTATCTATAAAGATGATTCACAAATAGTAGAAAAACATGAACGCAAACAATATGGGATTGATCCCAGACTTGTTGTAGAAATAAGAGACTTAAACGTCGAGCAGGGTATCTCTTGAAAACCAGAAACCTTAAACATAAACCTAGACGATTCCAAATCACCAAGACAGTCGATTGGATAAAGGTCGATAAGCTTTTAGAAGCCGGATGCTCGGGCGTTGAAATCGCTGCCAGCTTGGGCATTCATCCTCAAACTTTATATGATCGTTGTGAGAAAGAAAAAGACACAGAGTTTTCGGTCTATTCACAACAAAAGAAACAAAGTGGTGATACTTTATTACGAAATGCACAATTTGAGAAAGCATTAGATAAAGATAATATGATGTTAATTTGGCTTGGTAAACAAAGATTAGATCAACGCGAGCCAGAGCCTCGAACGCTCGAAGCATGCAAGCCCGCGCTCTTAGCTTATTTCGAAAAGCTCATGAAGGATTAACCTTCTTAATTCTTTTTAGATTAATCGTATGAACCTTCTTAATGGTATCTAAATATTTTTCTTTGTTCCTTGCACAAACCTCTAAAAACATCGAGCTTAATGTTAGCGCTGTCATCTCATAAAATGAGGACGCTGTATATTCTTTAGGAAACTCTTTTTTTAAATTCGCACTAAGTGCAGCAAATATCGCGCTTGCAAGAAGATTGATTTTATCTATCTCCTCTACTGGAAGCATCGTTAAGTTTTTGTAAATTCGTTTCTTTTGCATCTTAACTCCATTGGTTGAGTCTGATAAAGAAATATGTTGACATGCTTTCTTTGTCAAGATAAGAATTTAGTTTATGATCCCAGAAACGCTATCAGTTAAACAAAAAGACTCTTTTCGACACTCCGATGCCCGTATCAATATATGGCAGGGGGCCGTTCGCTCGGGGAAATCTTACTCGGCTCTCCTGCGTTTTTTAAGGTTCACAATTGAAGGCCCGCCCGGAACCTTTATCGCTGTAGGTAAAACGAACGCCGCTCTCAAAAGAAACTTTGTCGACCCGTTGCTCGAGCTGCTCGGTATCGATGTTAGGTATTACGCCGGAAAGCAAGAAGTGCAGCTGTATCGACGGACGATCGTATTGCTTGGGGCCAACGACGAAAGGGCTGAGGGAAAGATCCGCGGTAATACATACGCCGGCGCATATGTTGACGAAGGAACGCTGATCCCAGAAAGCTTCTTTGTCACGCTGCTTGCCCGATTAAGCGTTCCAGGTGCAAAGCTTTTCTTGACAACTAACCCCGATAGCCCGTTTCATTGGTTAAAGAAAAACTATATCGATAGGGAAGCAGACCTTGACCTCAGAACGTTTCAATTTACCCTCGAGGATAACCCTTCTCTTACTTCGCAATTTAAACAAAGCCTCAAGTCTGAGTTTCGAGGTTTATGGTATCAACGATATATCGAAGGTAAATGGGTTCTGGCTGAAGGTGTTATTTATGATTTCTTTGATGAAAGCCTGCATTGCATGGATTTTAGTCCTACCAGTAGCCGTTATTATGTGTGTGGTGTGGATTACGGCACTACTAATCCGTGTGCTTTTACACTCGTGGGTTATGATCCGTCAAACTTTCCGAACATTTGGGTAGAAGATGAATACTACTGGGATTCTAGAGAACTTACGCGACAAAAGACAGATACCGAATATGCTGAAGATCTTAGAAGATTTATTGCTGGAAGAAATGTTAAGTCGATCATCATCGATCCCTCCGCAGCTTCTTTCAAGGCAGAGCTCTACAAGGTCGGAATAACAAATTTGGTAGACGCGAATAACGAAGTCCTCGACGGCATTCGTTATGTGAGCAAGTTTCTATCAAACGGAACTCTTAAGGTCTGCCGCAAATGCCAGCACTTGATCAAAGAGTTCGGCACCTATTCTTGGGATCCAAAAAGCGTAAAGCTTGGGGAAGACAAGCCGCTCAAGCAGAATGACCACGCGCTTGATTCTCTAAGATATACGATATTTACACACTTTAAACCTATTTATGACGGCAGCGCTGAGATGGATATCGACGCCTATCGTCGCTGGAAATCACAGCAAGGATGGAAATGATGATTAGCTTCGAACAATTAGAGATGATCGGAACGGTATTGATGCTTGGCTTTCTGTTAAGTTTTGTTATTTTCTTTATGTTTACCTAAGTCAATGCTTTATGAAAAAAGAACGATGCAAGCTCTGTAGGGCTAGAGTCCGGGCGCTTTTTTGCTTTGGTCAATATTGGATGTGTTATACTTGCTTTTGTGAGTATCGGCAAATGATTGATGGTTGGTTATCCAACAATAACATCAAAAGAATGCGCTACCACAAAAAACAAGAGGAAAATATGGCAAAACAACCAAAACCAGAACCAAAACCACCTATCAAATAGGTGGTTCTACCGCCGGTTTCCCAATTCGCCGGCGGTATTTGTGTAACCGTTACACACTCAAAGAAAGAATCCGTATTGATTCGAAGTGAAATATGGTCGAAAATAGGGGCAAAATTGAGTGAATTATGGTAAAAGGTAAGGGGAAATATGGCC